AACAAGCCTATTATCATCAAAGATAAGTACGCTGTTAACGGTTCTGACATGGCTCAAATCGGATGGATCGAGATTACTTCTGAAGACGGTGCTTCAGGTTACCTATGGTACATGAAGTCTGAGCACGACACAAGACTTCGTTTCGAGGACTACTTAGAGACTGCTATGATCGAAGCTGTTCCTGCTGAAGTAAATTCAGGTGCTATCGCTGCATTAGGTGTAGCTGGTACTGCTGGTACTGCTGGTTCTGAAGGAGTATTTTACTCAGTACAGCAAAGAGGTAATGTATACGGTGGTGGAAACCCTGTAGCATTAGCTGACTTTGATGCTGTAATTCAGAGATTAGATAAGCAAGGTTCTATTGAAGAAAATGTAATCTTTGTTAACCGTCAGTTCTCTTTCGATATTGACGATATGTTAGCTGCTCAAAACTCTTACGGAGCGGGCGGTACTTCATATGGTTTATTCGATAACGATGAGGACATGGCTCTAAACTTAGGTTTCACTGGATTCAGAAGAGGTTATGACTTCTACAAGTCTGACTGGAAATACCTTAACGATCCTACAATGAGAGGTGGTTTAACTGCTGGTGCAATCAACGGACTTATGGTTCCTGCTGGTTCTACTACAGTTTATGACCAAATCTTAGGTAAGAACGCTAAGCGTCCATTCTTACACGTAAGATATAGAGCTTCTGAAACTGAAGATAGAAGAATGAAAACTTGGATCACTGGTTCTGCTGGTGGAGCAAGAACATCTTCTTTAGATGCGATGGAAGTTAACTTCTTGAGTGAAAGATGTGTATGTACTTTAGGTGCAAACAACTTCTTCATCTTCCAAGATGCTTAATAAATGATTGAGAGGAGGGGGAAACCCCTCCCTCTTTTTTTAACTTTAATTTAATTATAATAAAATGAAAAATAAAAAGATTTATGTCGATAAGACATACAGGCTAAAAAGAGAAGCAGCACCACTTACCTTTATGCTGGCTTCTCACAATACCAAAAGAAAACCCCTTCTATATTTTGATGAAGACTCTGGAACAAACCGAGCTCTTCGTTATGCAAGAAACCAAAAGAGTCCGTTTGAAGACGAGCAAGATGGTAATGCCATATTAGAACCTGTAATTTTTGAAGACGGGATGTTACACGTTCCAAAAAACAATCAAGTATTACAAGAGTTTCTATATTATCATCCGTCAAGAGATTCTATTTACGAAGAAGTTAATAATGAAAGAGATGCCGCTGAAGATGTAGAGGTATTAGAGCAAGAGTTGAATGCTCAGATTGTAGCTTCGGAGTTAGAGTTTGATAAAATGCTTTCTGTAGCAAGAGTATTATTAGGTGGTAGATCAGAGCTTCTTAGCACTTCTGAACTTAAAAGAGATATACTTCTTTTTGCTAAGAGAGATCCTTATACTTTCTTAGAAGTTGTAAATGATCCAGATCTTGAGTTTGAAGATGAAGTTAGACAGTTCTTTACAGAAAAACTTCTTTCTTTTAGAAACAAGAAAAAAGATGTTTACTTTAACTTACCTGGAAACAAAACCAAAATGTTAACTATACCATTTGGAGAAGATCCATACCACGTTGTGGCTACGTATCTTAAGACAGATGAAGGTGTTGATATTTATAAAGGGCTAATTAAAAAGATAAAATAAATAACTATCTTTGCTTTTTATTAACCCATTAAATTTTTATTATGGTAAAATTTCTTAAACTCAGTTTTGATGATGTAAACCACTTAATTCCACTTAATAACATAATTGGAGTTGAACCAGGAGCTAACACGAAAGTAAACATTCTTTACAATTCAGTAGGTCATAGAGCTACAGGTGCTTCTGAAGTTTTAGGTTTTGAGATCACTGCTACTACAGCAACTGATGCTGCTAAAACTAAAGAGCAAACAAACGCTGTTGTTGATGCTATTGAAAATGCTTTAGTAACTTCGTGGACTAAACCATTCTTTGTACTTGACAATCTTCCATACGTTGTTACTGGCGTAGCGCAAATTGAAGTAGAGTATTCTGCATAAGAAACACACACAAGACGATTAAGGAGGCTCTAAAAATTAGGGCCTCTTTTTTTTTGTTATCTTTGTAGAAAGTTTTTTTTATGTCACTAATAAACTCGGTAAGAAATACAGTTCTGGCTATAGCCAACAAGAACAACTACGGATATATATCTCCTCAAGACTTTAACCTGTATGCTAAGCAAGCTCAGATGGATATGTTTGAGGATTACTTTTATTCGTACAATAATTGGATCAATAGAGAAAATAGTCGTACATCAGGTACAGGGTATGCTGATATAATAAAAGGATTAGAAGAGGTTATTGATACGTTTTCTGTTCAAGCTTTTTTAGAACCTTTTGGCTCTACTCCTGGACAAAGCGGATTATCTGGTACAAACATATATGTTTTGCCAGAGGATTATTATTTGATAAACAAAATGTTTCGTTTCTCTCGACTCAAAACTGTTAGTTCAAATGTTCTTCTGGGTAGCAGCTTGTTAGTAGACAATAGTGTTGATTTTTTTGCTTTAGGTGTTCAGCCCGGTGATATTGTAGTTAGCTTAGATCCAACAGGAATTACCCCATATCCAGAGACGGGATACCGAGGTCTTCAAGGAACAGTTTCAAATGTTCAAACTGCCAACACTTTAGGAATAAATGGTCAAATATTTCCTAATCCACTTGGATTAGCAAGTATGAAATACGCTTTGTATGGTCCTAAAATAGTTGAAGTAGAAAGGGTAACTCAAGCAAAGATTCATAATCTTTTAATGTCTAACTTAACATATCCTAAACCAGATTATCCGTGTTATGTTTTAGATGGAAATCAAGTTAGTGTTTATCCTCATTTTTGGGACGGATTAGTTACGCCTTACACGCCTTCTACTACTTATACAGGGGGGGCTGATGTGAAGGTTCAATACATAAGGTATCCTAAAGCTCCTCAATGGACATTTGTTACATTATCTGGAGGGGAACCTTTATTTAACCAGTCAAACACTTCTTATCAAGACTTTGAACTACCAGCTTCGGACGAGCCTGCTTTGGTTGCAAAGATTTGTCAGTATGTTGGTATAGAGATTAGAGAGGCTGAGGTTGTAGAATTTGGATTAGGGGAAGAAAGAGTTAACACGCAAGAAACAAGTTAATTATGTCATATATAACAGATTATCAATATTACGAAAACAATCAAAACGTACCTACAGATGCGAACTGGGGTTCTTATCAATATGTGTCATTAGATGATATTGTTAACAACTTCATGTTGATGTTTCAAGGTAATAATGAACTAATAAATAATATAAATAGGTATCAAGTTTTATTCTTTGCAAAAAGAGCAATACAAGAGTTGAACTATGATGCAATGAAAGAAATAAAAATCCTTCAACTACAAGTATGCGATCAACTTAGATTTGTTCTTCCTCCTGACTATGTAAACTGGGTGAGAATATCGTGTTACAAAGATGGTCTACTTAGACCTTTAACTGAAAACATACAAACTAACTGGAGTGACGCTTACTTACAAGATCACAAGTGTAGAGTTTTGTTTGATATATATGGAGATGTATTAAAACCAAATAACTCTAAATTAGATATAGACAGGATAACTAAACAAAAGAAGAGTATTTACCTAAACGAGGGTAGTCCATACAACGGTGCGATGGGTTATTATTATGATGGGGGTTGGTATTTTGACTACGAGATTGGTGCTCGATTTGGATTAAACACAGAGACTGCCAACAGCAACCCGACATTCAGCATTAACAAAAAGGGAGGAGTTATCAATTTCAGTTCTGGAGTATCGGGTGAGTTGGTGGTTTTAGAATATGTTTCTGATGGTATGGAGAAAGGAAATGATTCCGATGTTAGTGTAAATAAATTGTTTGAAGAATACATTTACGCTGCTATTAAATACTCTCTACTTAACAATAGAATATCTGCTCAAGAGTATGTTATAAACAGAGCGAGAAAAGACAAGTCATCTCTTTTAAGAAATGCGAAGCTAAGAATCAGTAATATGCATCCTGGCAGATTGTTGATGAACTTAAGAGGACAGGCTAAAATAATAAAGTAATATGCTTATACAAACTAATTTCATCGCTGGTAAAATGAACAAAAGCGTTGATGAACGCTTAGTTCCTGTTGGAGAATATGTAGACGCTCTTAATGTAAGATTGGGTTCTACAGAGTCTACTGAGATTGGTGCTGTAGAAAATTCAAAAGGAAACACAGCTTTAACATCGATACAGCTTCTTAATCAGGGTGGAAGCATGAATAACGCTCGCTGTATTGGAGCATATGAAGATGGTATAAACGAAACAATATATTGGTTTGTTCATAATGAAAACTGTCCATTCTCACCAACAGGTAAAGCGGATATGGTTTTATCATACAATACCAATACAGGTTCTTTAACATATCACGTAGTGAGCCAGGATGATGGTAGTGGTAATAACAGAACTACACTAAATTTTGATAAAAAATATTTAATTACTGGAGTAAGTAAGATTAATGATTTACTTTTCTTTACAGATGACCTCAACCCTCCAAGATATATAAACGTAACAAGAAATTACGATTTACCTTCACCTGTTGATGGTTTTGTAGAAGAGGATATATCTGTTATAGTGAAGCCTCCAGGGTTTGAAACAACTGCTCCTGTAGAGCCTCTTTCAGCTCCTTTTATAGAATTGATTCCAGAGATCATAGACCCTAACATACCTAACAACGTAACAACAAAAAGTAATTATATAGAAGAAAGGTTTTTATGCTTTGCTTATAGGTATAGATATGAGGATGGCGGATATAGTGCTACCTCATTATTCACAAACCCTTCTTTTGAGCCAAAAGATTTCGCTTTTAGTTTTGAGACCTTCAAAAACGAGGGTATGCTAAACAGGTTTAGAAAATTAAAAATCTATGTTAATACAGGATCTAAAAGGGTAAAAGAGTTTCAGATATTATATAAAGAAGCTGGTAGCAATCAAATATATATTTTAAATAGATATAATAAGGCTGCTTTAGGTATTGCTGATGATGTTGTGTTTGCTTCAGATGAGTTTTCTAACAGTCAGATACTTACAGTTTTAGGTTCGGATGAGTTGTTAAGATTATATGACAATGTTCCTAAGTTAGCTAAAGCTCAAACAATACAAGGTAATCGATTGATGTATGGAAACTACGTTGATCAATATGATGTTACTAAGGAAGAAGGAGGAGCTACTATAAACATGGACTACACTCTTGAAACCAGAACAGACAATTTTGGTGGAGAGACGCTCCCTGGTCCAACAGGTTCTGCCTCAACAAATAATATCGATCCAACTTCAGCTGTAACAGTTACTAATGGAAACGTTACGTTTGACTTGTCATCGGTACCAACACCAATTGCAGCGGGAACTGTTTTTAGTTTTTCCCTGCCAATGCAAAATGTATTAACCGTAGACGCCAGCCCAGTCCTTCCTGGTCCAGCTGTAGACTTAACACCTATACCTGACTTTGTAATAAGCTTTAGCTTTGGATGCCCTCAGCAGTACGGTACAGTTAATGACATGCTTACTTCCACTGAATTTCAGGCGGCAATTGGAAATGCTGGTAACGTTCAAAATATATTACCATATACAAACCCAGTTCAACCCCTTTGGGATCCAGTAGCTGCTCCGGGACCTTTATCACCTTTAGATAATGATTTTACTTTAACAGGTGCGTTTAATAATAGTATACCATATTATAGAAATTTAGCAGCTAACCCAAGCACACAAATATTAGTTAACACATCTACTACAGCTTCCTGTGCGGCTCCTCCTGCTGGGCCTCCAGCTGGTTATTTCCCTAATGTTAATGACCCTGGGTTTGCTTGTATAGGAGCTAATGAGCCATTTGGGTTAACTGTTGTTGGTAACACCTTTACCTTAACAGCTTTAGCTGCTCAATACTACTTTGATGATTCATTGTTGTTGCCAGCACCAAACACTGGTATACCTCAGCCAGGCACGGTAGTAAGTAATCAGTATGATTATTTTGCATTTAATATAGCTGGTTGTAGCGGTGGTTACACTGAAACTTCGACACAAGGTAGTTTACATAGTCATAGAGATTATGAGGTGGGGATAGTATATATGGATGGTTTTGGAAGATCATCTACGGTTTTAGCTTCTGAAACAAACAGTTGTTTTATACCAGCGTTTGCTTCTACTAAGAAAAACAGCATTAAGGTTGAGCTTAACAATGTAGCTCCTTATTGGGCTGAAAAATACAAGTTTGTAATTAAGCCAAGTAAGGGTGATTACAATATGATTTACAGTGCTTTGGTGTTTCAACAACAAGGCGGATCTGGAACACAACCTTTTAATCAAGATAATGAGAGTTTTTGGTTTAAGTTAGAGGGTGATTCTCAAAATTTAGTTTCAGCTGGGGACACTCTTGTAGTTAAAAGAGATGCCGGAGGATCAGTTCCTTCATATTCCACAGCAGAGGTTTTAGATAAAGAAGCTGTGTATGCTGGACAGATAGATGGCGCAAACCCTCCAGGCACATATATCAGGCTTAAAGCCAGTGGATGGGAGACAAGAGATCAATCTCTACCTCCTAATGTAAATTCCACAAACACAAGAGTAAATGGCGAGGAGGGGGATTGTGCTTACGAGCCCTCTAACCCTCGTGTTAATGTGCCAGGAGCAATAACAGCTGGATCCAGCATATCAATAACAGTTAAGACTTCACGTGGTGGTGGTGGCGGAGCTTGTAATGATAATAATTTAGAATGGTCAAGTGGATTTATTTCAGTCCCTCAAAACTACAATAACATTCATCAAGCTTTACTGGGATTACAGTTTGGTAATATGGTAAATATTGGAACAGCCAGTGCTGTTGATGATTATAGTGGTATATCTTTTGATGCCGCTCTTTATGGAGATGCTGGTCAAGGAGGGAACGGTTCTGCAAATCCACCGAGTAGCTGTTTTAATGGTATTATATATGTGTATGATGACGGTGCTGGAACTCAAAGTATAAGATGGCAATCTGGTAATCCTCGATGCGATGAGATGATTGCTACGTGGCTAAATAGCAACTGGAGAGAAGACGCTACAAATACACTTACAGTTAAAGTTAACTATTCTTCTGGTGTTTTTGCTTTTGAGACAGAGCCTCAACTTGCAGACCCAAATCTTTTTTACGATGCTTCTGAGTTTATGGACATTATAGAGCATCCTGTAAGTGGCATTAAGTACCATGCAGCAAGAAGAGTATTTAGCCCTGCAACAACTTCTTATTCTTTAGCTCCAGGTTCTATAGACCAGGTTTTAAATGCTACAGGTCAAACAACTGTAACGCCATTAGAAACGGTTCTAACTTTTCAAAACTGTTATGTTTTTGGTAATGGTGTAGAAAGCATGAGAATAGAGGACAGAATTGATGGTAAGTCGTTTAAACTTGGAAACAGAGTTTTAGCTCCATCTAATCAAGACTTTGTGGAGGCTGATAGATATGCTTCAATGACTTATAGTGGTGTATATATTGACTCAGCTAATAGTAACAATCTAAATGAGTTTAATCTTGGATTGGTTAACTATAAAGATTTAGAGTCTACCTTTGGTCCTATAATGAAAATGCATTCTCGTGAGACAGATATACTTGTGTTACAAGAAGACAGAATATCATATGTTTTATCAGGAAAGAATGTTGTAACTGACTCTACTGGAGGTGGTGCTATCGCTTCAGTTCCTGAAGTTTTAGGTACACAAGTAGCTCGTATTGAAGAATATGGTATAAGCTTTAATCCTGAGAGTTTTGCTCAATGGGGACACCAAACGTATTTTACAGACACGAAAAGAGGAGCTGTTATTCAATTAAGAGGTGGTACTCGTGGTGAACAATTAACTGTGGTATCTCAACAAGGAATGCGATCTTTCTTTAGAGATCAATTTAATGCTCAGCTTACTACCCAAAAATTAGGAGCGTATGACCCTTATATGAATGAGTACGTGTTAAGCACTAATAACAATGCTGTTCCAACACCTTTGGTTCCACTACCTTGTGGTCAAACTTTAAGTCAACAAGGGTCTTCAGTTCCATTGGTTTCTTCTATAGATTTTGGAAGTATTATAGGTACTGTAAACATACCTTACACAATAACTTCTGGTCAAATAACTATAAGTGTTGAATGGAATGGTTCGGTGGTAGCAAGTACAACCACGTCTACATCAGGATCTATTTCTTTCAATAAGACATTGGTTAATCCTAATGAGGCTACTTTAACAGTTACACCTACATCTACAGCTACTTATAATATAACACCTCAATGCCCACCTGAAGTTCCAATAACAGTGGTTCAGGTAGTTGTTAATAGTAACACAAGCGCTGGTGCTACATTACATATAGAGTACGATTGGTCTAACCCAAGTTTTGTGAGTCCATTCCAACAAAACTCTGTACAGCTTAATGGCGTAGGTCCAACTTCATTCTATCAGGCTCAGACCGGATTTAGATCGCAGGGAGTATTCCCTTATGATGGCGCTTCGGTTAGGTTGAAAACAAGAAAAATACCACCTGACACTTTTGATTTTGATCCAGCTCTTCATAATTTTAAAATATTATCAAGCAATAATCTTTATCAAAATAATACAGCGGATATAAACACTTTACTTGGTTTAGCAGCTAATGTTACGCCAACAACTCCTGTAGGCGCAACTACATATGAGGCTACTGAAGTAGGTACTCTTAGTGGAGGAACTTTCAATATACCAATTGGAAACCAATATTTGTATTTAGTTTGGGATCTAAGAGATATAGGAAACCAATTGCTTTGTTACAGTGCTACATCGGCATCTGACGCTTGTTGCAGTTGTACTACAGCGTGTAATAAAGCTGACTTCAGTCCAGTTCAACAAAACTTAACTCAAGCATGCTTAACAAATAATGATGCGTTTGGATCAGGTTCAATGTCCTTCAATAATAGTGGTAATATACCTGTGGTTGGAGATATTGTATTTAATGATCCAAATAATGTTTGTGATCCAAGTGCTGGTTATCCTTCACCTGGATATTACATTGTTTCTCAATCAGTACCTGCACCTAATCCTAAAACTTGGGTAGAGATAGGGGCTAACGGAGTAGTAATTAACGCAGGAACCTGTTAAAAATTTAATATATGTCATTACCTCAACCATTTTATTTTGATACCATAACATTCCAAACAGCAACAGATGTTTGGTTAGACGCAGCCTTAACAACACCTGCTCCAGACGGTTATTATGCTCAGTCAGGAATTTACAGAGAAAAATCTGGTGGAATTTTAGGACCTGTTCAACCATGCCCTGAGTGTTCAGTTCTGTGCAACACACAGGTTAACGGTCAAGGTGGTGCTGGAAAATACTTTTTAGATTATAATGTAGGCAACTCTACAGGAGCTGTGGTGATTAAGTTTACTCCTTTAGCTATACCAGATAAACTTACATGGACTTATGATGGCACAAGTGCTTCAGAATACTCTTCAGCAAACTTTGGCTATGTACAAGGATTGATTGGAGAATATAATAATGTTCCGACACAATGTTATGTCCCTGGAGTTGGCAATAATATATGTAATAGTAATGGTAGTAACGGAGGGACTTACACTGGAAATGATTATGTTTTTGATTTTGGAACATCTACTTTTATTTCTACTGGAGCGGTTGCTACTCTCGGACCTTATACCAATCAGGTTGCTGGCGGTGTAGATTTGGTAGCTCCAGGAACTGGTTATCAGCCTTCCAATCCAGCTTTTATGGTTGTTCCTAAAACAGATCCTAATATTTCTATTGTAAATATGGTTATAGAAGCTCCTCTTGGTGGAACAAATTGGTTTGTTACTGCGTATTGCCCTACAAGACTAAATCATTTTAAAGCTGGAACAGCCGGAGGTAGTTGTGTGTCAACAGGTACCGTTATTTATACCTGCTCTGTAGAACCATTTGGTAACGGTGTAAATATAATAGGGACTGGAGTTCCTATTGATTTTCTTACTGTTGGCGATTGGGTATTCTCGGATCAAAATGGGCTTAATCAGTTAGCCGCAGGAGTGTATCCTGTTGAAGAGCCAAGTAGTGGTTCAATAAAATGTGTAACGGTAAGCGGCAATGGAGTAATAACAAATATAACAACCTGTGCAGGTAGTTGTTAAAATAATATAATATGGCAGATCCAAAAACATTAACATACGCAGAAGACGTCCAGGGATGGCCTTCTTTTTACTCATACTTAGCAGACTATATGATAGGTATGAATGGGTTTTTTTATACTTGGAGTGGAGGAAACTTGTACAGACACAATACCAATAATACCAGAAATAACTATTATGGTCAACAGTACAACTCTACAATTACCGGGGTTCTTAATATAGAACCAAAGACTATTAAGCTATTTAAGACAATGTCGTATGAAAGCGATGACGCTTGGGCGTGTACTAACTTGTTTACCGATCTTGGAGATGGCTCCATGTTGTCCACATATTTTCAACAAAAAGAAGGAGAGTGGTTTACTTTTTTAAGAGAAAACTCCACAACAAGAGATTATAAAGACAGAAATGTAAATGGTATTGGAGAAGCATCAAATGTTACAGGACCAGCCAATGCTGTGGTAATTACATTCCCTGCAAGTGTTCCTGTAGGAACTATTATTAGTGCTGGTGATTATATTTATTTTGGCACAGTGCCTACATATGTCGGTCAAATAGATCCGTTAGTAGGGGTTGTTGACTTTGTAAATAACAGTATAACTGTGGATACTACAGTGCCAGAACCAGCTACGGGTAACGGTGGTACAGCTCCTAATATAGGTGATTTTATATTTTATTTTAAAGATGTAGTAGCAGAATCACATGGGGCAAGAGGTTACTTTATGCAGTTTACACTTCAAAACACAAACACTCAAGCGGTTGAATTATTTGCAGTTGGCAGCAGTGTAATGAAAAGTTTTCCATAGATTTTATTATCTTTGCATAAATGAAATTTACTATAGAACCATTACAAGAGGGAGATTACGAGAATATCTTGTGTAAGTGGTGGAAAGATTGGAGATGGACACCACCCTCAAAAGAATTTTTACCAGACAATGGTTTGGGTGGTTTTATGGTATATGATGACGGAGTCCCTGTTTGTGCAGGTTTTATGTATAGAACAAACTCAAAAGCTGTTTGGTGTGATTGGATCATATCAAACATTGAATATAAAAACAGAAAGGGTAGAAAGATAGCTATCGAATTATTAATCAATACGATAGAAAGGTTAGCGAAAGATTTGGATAACAAGTTTATGTATGCTTTAATTAAGAACAAACCTTTAATTAACACATATGTAAAATTAGGCTACACAGAGGCTTCTTCTTATTCAACCGAAATGATAAAAAAGATTTAATATGGCAGTAACAACAGCAGCAGTAGTAGGTATAGCAGCAGGTGCTGGATCAGCAATACAAGGTTTTGTCTCAGCATCAAAGAATAAAAACGCTATGAAAAAAGCTGAAGCGGAGGCTGAGAGAATGATGCGTTCGGCACGTGAAAGAGCAGAGGTTGATGAGTATGCAGCTTTAGATATTCCAATGGATGCTTACAATCAAAAGTATGAAGCTAACTTAGCCGCAGACAGACAGGCGGTAGACGCCCTTATGGAGGGTGATGCGAGGTCATTAGCTGCTGGTGTAGGAAGGATAGGTGCTCAACAAGCAGCTGAAGCTGAGGAAACTCGAATAGCTCAAGCTGACGAGATGTTTAATCTTGACAAAATGAAGGCTGATTCAAGAGAAGCTATAAAACAACAGTTAATTTCCATGGATGTTGGTGAAGCTAAAATGCAAGACCAAAAAGCAAGAGAGGCTGCTGAGGCAAGAGCTCAAGATATAAAACAAGGCTTTGCTGGTATAGGTCAGGTTGCTACAGGTATCGGAGAAATGGCTCCATTATATGGTATGTCAATGAATGATAAACGTGCTTCTGCCCTGATGAGTGATCCGAACTTTAAAAAAGGAATACAAGCACAATATCCAGGTAAATCAGACGCAGAATTGTTTGATATAATTTCAGGAACTGAAATATCAGGAAAGCAGTTTAGAGGTGGTAGGAGAACTAACTTCCAGGATTTTGATTACAGTATATTCAACTAATAGAACATGGCGAGAGATTTAAACATAAAAGGAACAGCTGGTATTGTAGATACTGACAAGTACGTTTATAGGCAGGAAAGAGACCTCTCTAAAACAAAAGTAGATTGGTCAACAGTTGCTAAAACCCTTACTGAAACTATTGAAACAGTAAGGGACGATAGGGAAACTCGTAAAGCAGAGATAGATGAGAATACAAGAACCGCAATGAATGAATTTGCGAAGTTCGACCAGTATGATTCAAAAACATTAAATGTATCTGTTCAAGAAGGCTCTCAATGGTCTATGAATTTCTTGTCTACTCAAGCCGATCTTGTGAAAAGAGGAATAATATCTCCTGGAGAATTTAAAATAATTGAACAAAGAATGCAAGACAGCTGGACCAGCCTTAAAGCTTCTTTAGGAAATGCAGATGCTCACTTTAAAGAAATGGAGAAAAGATCTAACGCTGGTGAGTCTAATATGTTTGAAGGAGCTATTAACAAAAGTTTAGCCGGATTTGCTAATTTAAAGCAATACGAACTACAAGGAAACCCGGTTACTGGTGAACTTGGTTTTGTTAAAAAAGGAGCAGATATAAATGATCCTGAGAGCTGGTTAAGTATGGGTGTTATTAACCAACGAATGAATCAGAAATCAAACTACGTAGACCCTATAGCTGAAGCTTCAACAATTACTCAAACTTTAGGAGAGGTTGTGACAATAAACCCTAAGTCTAACCAGGCTTTTGAAAGTTATGAAGATTGGAAGCAAATGGAAAGTAGTCAAAAATATATTCAATCGTTTGTAGGAGCGATGACAGCTACTGAAGATAAAAAGCTCAGTCTTTTACAAACCGTTGGTCCAGGAAAATATTCATCAGATAGTTTTACAGAGGATCCAGAAGAGGCGGCTAACGACCCAAGCAAAATACTTATGAGAGAATCATCAGATGGTTCTGGTCAAATGGAGGTTGTTCTTAGCGATGCTCAACAGAAAGAAATTGAAGAGGCTGCTGAAGGTATTTTGAAATCTCAACTTGATGAAAAA